TGGAGCTGCCGAAAACTGCCGCCGGTACTGCTGCTACTCAGGCTGCGGCCAGTGCGACTGCGGCTGCCGGAAGCGCCTCTGCCGCGGCTACGAGCGCCAGCCAGGCGCAGACTGTTGCCGCCTCTATCCCCGCGGATTACACCTCTCTGAGCAACTCCGTGGTTGATTTAAAGAGCGTCTTTGCTCTTCAGCAGGAGAACATCCCAGACACCGTTCAGACGATCGCGTTTGACAGCGCTGGGAACATTCAGAGCATCACGCACATGCGCGGAAATGTGGCGGTCAGGACGGATGCGTTCACGTTCGCGGACACGGCGATCACGGAGGTCAGGACGCTGAACACGGGCGAGAAGCTGACCATTGTGACGAACACGGATACCTTGCAGACAACTGTAACCTACGCGGCGGCGTAAGAAAGGAGTTATCATTATGGGAGTTTCAATTTGGGAAGGAAAGAAAGCGGAAGAATTGAACCACGTCGGCCATCTGCTGGTGGAGGGTTTCGCGCGGCAGAATCTTCTGCTGTCCAAGATGGTGCAGGACGCGTCCGCTACGCCTCACGCCACACTGCGGGAAATCCATGAGGTTGTCCGCGCCGGCGAGGCGGCGAACGTGTTTTCCATCGGCGATCAGATCATGGTGAAGTGGAACGACGGTACGACCGAGCATGTCCTGCCGTGGGACATCGTACATTTCGGCGATGTTGAACTTCAGGACGGAGAAATTGTGCCGGGTATGTATATCCAGAGCCATTACGCCATGCAGGGTGTACAGTTTGACGCGAGTGAAGCGATCTATGTCGCAGAAGCGGCGCTCCCGGCGGGAACGTACAATTTCACGATTGGTACGAACTGGGGGACGCACTGCGTTGCGGGCAAAACCTACCAGTTTACGACCACAGTGGAAATCCCGGCTGGCGGTCAGGTGATGGTGAGCAAGAATAATGACTTCTGGACATGGGGAGCGCCGGACGTAGCGGTTACGTCCTGGAAGGTACACACCTTTGCCTCTAACGCCGAAACGGAACCGCTGGAAAAGAATCTGGCGGTGACGGAAGGAAGCGGCGGCACGTCGCTGGGATCGCTGGTCAGCACGGCAAAATACGCCGCTTCCGGCATCAATAACCTTCAGCGGGCCGCGTATGGCTATAACCGCTGGGCGCAGAGTGCTAACCGTCAGTATTACAACAGCGACGCGGCCGTCGGCGCGTGGTGGACACCGCAGAACCCATTTGACCGCGCTCCGCAACAGCTTGCCACAGTGCGCGGCTTCAAGGCCGGGTTTGAAGAGGAGTTTCTGAACATCATCAAGCCCGTTAAGACGGTCACAGCGCTGAACACCGTCAGCGATACGGACATCGGTGCAACGGAAACGACATTCGATACGTTCTTCCTGCCATCGCTGGAACAGGAATATATCGTTCCTCAGTTGAGCGGTCAGGAGGGCGTATATTGGGAGTACTGGAAACAGCGGCTCGGGTTGACCACCCCTCAGGGCTGGTATGACGCTAATAAAAACGCCGCGCATATCCGTTACGCATACGACGCGAAAACAAGCGCCCGGTACTGCCGGTTGCGTTCAGCTCATCGCGGCAACGCCTACCATGTGTGGAATGTCTACACGTCCGGCACCGCCTACAACGACTCTGCGACGTACGCGTTTCGCGGGTGCCCCGCTTGCGTCATCTGCTAATCAAACATCAGTCCCCGCCACGCGGGGACTGAAAGAAGGGATACTATGTCTGTACCAGTCAACCAGCGCAGTCACGGAAAACTGGAAGCGTGTGTGAAGGCCCACGCGCTCTGTTGCTACACACTCAGGATCACGTCGAACAAGAAGGTGTTCACGCCGGATTTTCAGGCGGCATTGACGGACAAAATCGACGAAACTGTCCTGAACATGTACACGCTGTGCTGGACGGCCAACAATATATTGGTGAATAGCGCCGACGACATGAACCGCAGGCTGGAACTACAGGAACAGGCCGCGGTTGCGTGCAACATCCTGCTGAGCCTGATGGATATTTCCAAGAGCATTTTCCATCTGTCCTCTAAGCGGGTGCAGTACTGGGGAGGACTGGCCGTTGAGGCGCGTAATCTGATTCGCGCATGGCGGGAGTCCGACCGGAAAAGGTACTCGGCGAAATTCTAAGGGGTGTAGGCTGTAACGCCCAGAACTGCCGGTTGCGTTCAGCTAATCGCGGCAACGCCAACAATGTGTGGAATGTCAACACGTCCGGCAACGCCAACAACAACAATGCGACGAACGCGAATCGCGGGTGCCCCGATTGCATCAACCTGTCTGTTTATCACCGCCTCCGTAAGAGGCGAGAACGGATGGTACTGACGCAAGGAGCCGAATCCCCTGCCCGAAAGGGCGAACAATCATTTCGTGATGTTCACGACTCAGAAAGGAGCCGGATGAGCTATCGACACGGAATTTTCTCCGCTTGAAGCGGTCATCGGCTTTGAGCCGCTGTATGTCTCCATGCTGAAATGCAAGAATGGCGTGATGTGGAAGGACAGCGTCGCGTCGTTTTACCTGAACGGGATCGAACGCACACTGAAACTCCACGACGAACTGACCAATGGAACGTACAAGGCAAGGCCGACTGTGAAATTTACGGTAACGTCACCCAAACCACGGGAAATCGCCAGTATCACATTCCGTGACCGCGTCTATCAGCGTAGCCTGAATGACAACGTGGTTTATCCGGAGATGAGCAAGCATTTCATCCTCGATAATTACGCATGCCAGAAGGGAAAAGGGACGGACGCGGCGCGGAACAGGCTGAAAGAGTTCCTGCGGAAACACTACAGAAAACACGGCTGTATGGGCTATGTCGCGCAGTTCGACATACACGGTTATTATCCAACCATGAATCATGCGGCCACGGAACAGTTGTTCTCGGACGGTCTTCCACCTGAGATCGCCGATATGGTGCTCAGAATCCTCCGGGATCAATACGAAGGAGACGCCGGGTACAATCCCGGCAGTCAGTTGATTCAAATAGCGGGCATATCATTGCTGGACAGGTTTGACCATTTTGTCAAAGAACAGTTGCACGCGAAGCTGTACATCCGCTACATGGATGATTTTCTCATCATCAGTGACGACCTCGAATATCTCAGGGACTGCCAGCGCCGGATGGTGGAATACCTAAAGGGACTGCGCTTTGAGATGAACCCGAAAAAGACGAGCATTTATCCGCTGTCGGAAGGGATCGAGTTCCTCGGCTTCGATTACCGCCTGACGGATACGGGCAAGGTGCTGATGACCGCGAGATCGTCGAACGTGAAGCGGGAACGGCGAAAACTGCGGCGGCTGGTGGCAAAATCGTTACGAGGTGAAATCCCACGGGAAAAGGTGGATGAATCCTACGCGGCGTGGCGTAACCACGCCAGCAAGGGCAACTCGTACAAACTGCTTCAGAGAATGGATGCCTACTACAACGCACTATGGGGGGTGCCAGAATGAGTGTATATGTCAAAAACCGTCTGAATCTGAACGACAAGGCGACGCTTGAAAACGCCTTTGCCGGTTCACAGCAGAACGCGCTCAGCATCGAGGATGTCATGAACGCAATCGTAGAGCTCGGCGATCTGTTCGCCGAACAGGATGACGCGCTGGTCGAACTGGCCAGCCTGATTGAGGAAGGAGTGTAACACAATGGCGAAAATCTATTATAACCGCATTAAGGCTGGTATCATGACCATCGACGAAGTCCCCGCCCGTTGGCGCGAGGCTGTCCGGAGAATGTTAGAGGAGGATGACGAATGAAAACCACCGTGCAACTGGAAACCAAGGACGTGCGGGCGATCATCGCCCGCTTCCTTGGCATCTCTCTGGAAGATGTGATCCCGAACCGCTATAACTTCTCCGTTGCCGGAATGAGCGCGGAAGAGATCGAAAAGAAAATAGTGTGTAATGATACACAAGATTAAAATAACACAATAAGTAACCATCAGTAACTATTAGTGTGTATTGGGGGTGATGCTATGCAGGACGTTACGACTACGCCGAGTTATCCTTATCAGTAGCATCGCCCCGGAAACGGGGCTGAGATGAGT